GCGAAGGCGCGGGCAAGTTCGTAGGTGGCGACCTTGACCTGCTGGGGGATCAGGGTGCAGACCAGCTTGATGCCGTCAACTTTGTAGTCCTCGCGTGGCCATTTCAGGGCTTGGGTTTCTGTGCAGCGGTCGCCGTAGAAACTCAAAGCGTCGATCCAGCGCGTGGCTGAGATCAGGGCGCGGGTTTTTTGGTCGTCGGTCTTATCGGTCCAGGTGGAGGAGTCCGGGACTGTCTCGAAATACGTGTCTGCTTCGGCCAGCGTCACATAGCTGTTGGCCGACGCGCCCTGCAGAGTGGCATCAATAGTCGCGGCCACAGTTAATACGCTCTTTTTACAATCTTACCTCTGGCACGCCTTGGCGCCTTTGCTTCCACTAGCGAGGCGTGGTAAATCGTCGCTCCAGTCATCTCTATGTCGGCGCTGCGCTCTAGATGGTCGCCGTAAGGCATGTCCTCATGCCAACGGCGATTATTGTGTGACACGTAGAGACGAACCAGTTTCATGCCGACCCGTAAAAATGCCGATGCTGGCTCCAGCGTAAAGCCGGCGGTGGTCAAAGAAAATCCGGCTCTTCCCGGTGACAAAGTACGCAAACTTAAAGATGTTGCTCTTGAAGTGCGCAGGATGCGAGAGGAAGAGGGCCTTGATATTTCGCAAATTGGCGAAAAATTGAAGGTCAGTTATGACGTGTTGAATCAGCTGATTCTCCAGTCATATAAGAGCACCATGAATACTCCTGTGGTGTTTGAGGTGCAGGAGAAGATTCGGCTGGGGATCGAATACTGACATAAAAAAGGCCCCCGTTAGGGGGCCAGTCCGTTCGTCCGGGATCAAGCGTAAGCGCTGGGGTCGAAGGGAGTGTTGACCAGCAGGCGGGCAACGGGAACCATCTTCGTGGTGCTGAACACCAGGTTCCAGCTGTTCACGTCGGCCAGGTTGCCGGTGGTGGCAGCGTTGGTGGGGTTGTCGCCGGAGGCGGCCCACTTCGTGCCAGTCACGTGGTAACCATAGTGGTAGTCCACGGCCAGCACGTCCTGCATGGACAGGATGTTGCGGTCGGCGGCGAGGCGCAGATCCTGCTGGATGCCCTCGGAAACAACGCCCGAGCGGAACAGGTACACCGGGTACTTGACCACATCGCCGGTGGTGCCACCAGCCAGGAAGGTCAGCTGGTCGTCGATCACGACCCGCATGCCGGCGTAGAAGGGTACGTCGGTCGAGCGGACGCCGATGCCGCCTGCACCCCAGGTCACGGCGCCGGAGGCTGCCAGTGCAGAGGTGCTGAAGGTCAGCATCCCGGTCTGCTGCAGGTAGTAGGCAACGTTCGAGTGCATAGCGATGCTATCCATCTCGTCGCCGCGCTCACCCAGCACAGCCTTGGCGGCCACCACGTTGGGCACCGTCAGGTAGTTTGCCTCGGTCATCGAACCGGGCACACCAGCGAAGGACTTGTCAACTTGGTTGGGACCAAGGACACCGTTGCCGCTGATGCCGCCGAACAGACCCAGCAGGTGGTTGGACAGGGTGGCGGTCTTCAGCTTGTTGATCGCAGCGGTCAGCTGGTCACGAACATGGCTCAGGGGATCGGAGCCAGTGCCGAGCTTGCTGAGGTCGTCAGCTGCGTATGCGAAGCCGCGGTGCAGGATCGTCATGATCTGCTCGTCGGCGGTCACGTTCTGGGGAACGAGGTAACCGCCGCCGCTGCCCCAGGTGCTGTTGCTGAGGATTTGGGTCTCAGTCGGGGCAATGGGGTCGAAGAAAGGCACTCGCACGCGAGTACCGCCGGCGCGGGCGTCCAGGGCAGCATTGCGCTGAATGATGCCGCTCTGGATCCAGCGGGATTGCTCGAAAATTGCCTCCGAGGTGTACTGGAGGAATTCGGGGCGTGTAACCAGGTCGGAGAGGAAAGTACCCCCAGACCAGTTGCCATTAAAAGCGGACATTGTGTAGCTCCAGTGGAGTCGTTGTTAGCGGTTGCCCCACAGGGGCTTATTTGCCGGCCTCAGCTTTCAGGAGACGTGCGCGATCGGGATCGCTAGACAGCATCACCATCTGCTGTGTGATATTCCAGCCCTCTTGTGACCAAGGGTTGGATTGACCGGGGAGAGCGGCGCCACGGGCACTACCTGCGACACCCATACCGGCACGGTTCGTAGCAGCAAAATGATGCTCGTAACCACTGCCGGGGTTTTTCAAGTTGGCGATATACTCGCCAACCGGAACTTCGACACCTCCAACGACAGCCACAGGCTGACCATCTTTGGTGCGAAGGTTCTCTTGCACTAAACGATACAGCTGATCTGGCGCCAATGCACCAGCCTGCGAAAGTTGTGAGATTGCGCCAGCCTTTAGCTGTTCTTGCGTGAAAGATGTCTCCATTGAGGAGATTTTTGCGTCACGCTCGGCTAGTTGCTGCTTTAGGTCGGCAACGGTGTCTTGGGCTTGCTCCCAGAGGGTTTTAAACTCGCCAGACTCAGCCAGTTTTTGGGTTTTGGCGCTTTCTTGGGCGCTACGCAATTCATCAAGTTGTTTTTGAATTGCTTCCCGGTTATCTCGGTCTTTGCGGCGTTCTGCAATAAGCTCCGCGTTCTTTGCTTTGATTGCTTCTAGTTGGGCTGCCAGATCGGAGCTTTCAACCACAGGTTGAGGTGCAACATTCTCCACAGGAGGTGTTGCTTGCTGTTCTTCGGGCACGGTAATGTGTTACACGAACGTATTTAGACTAGCACTTAAGAATTAGCTTCCTCTACGCGCTGGTTCATGTCGGGAGTTCCAGTGTTTTCGGCTGGTTCGACCAAAGCGAGGGCGTTTTCGGTGCTGGCGGCCAGTTCGTCCTCGATATTGATGTTGTCGGGCAGGATTTCGCCGCGACGCAGGATTTCCAGCAGCATTTGGTCGCTGATCTTGCCCAGTTGGTTGAGTTGGGTGATGACGGAAACGTCTTGGCCGATCAGGCGGTAATAGTCGAAGTCGCGGTCGATTGTGATTTCGGGGGGTTCGATGCCCACGTATTGGGCGGCAAAGCCGTAGGCCTGATTCAGGGCGCTTTCCAGTTCTTGGCTGATGATCGAGAGCACGCTGTTGGATTGGGCTTGGTCGATGCGCTTTGCCTCGGCAGATTCGGCTACAAACTTTTGGCCGAACAGTTTGGTGACGCCCAAGGTGGACATCTGTTGCTCCAGGGATTCGAGTTCGGCCATTTGGGCGTCGAAACTCGTGGAGTCGGCTTGGACGTAGTACGCCTTGTTGCCCGGTTGCATGGCGATGGCGTAATTCACGCCCATCGTTGCGCTGCCGGTCGTGTCGTCCCAGCCCTCTAGGACAAGAGTGGGCATTGCGGCGATGTGCAGGGCGTGGATTAGGTCCGCTTGGCGTTGGTAGTGGGTGATGTTCAGGTTGGCGATGTCCAGCAGCGGTGGCAGGGAGCGCAACATGCCCCGGCGGTTGCTGTAGATCGGCACCATCGGGATTTCGTCCAGGCTGTAGCCGCCGGTTTGCGTGAACTCAACTACGTCTTCGCCAAGGGTGTAGAGGTCGTAGCGGCCGGGGTAGATCACCCGCATTTGCTCGATTTGCTCTTCGCCGAAATCGTTTAGGGGGCGGGTGGTGTACTCGTGGATGCGGACCTGGGTCAAGGGGGAGCCAGGCATGGTGTCGGCTTGGCGCCAGCCCCAGATCTGGGGGGCGTCAACGTGGACGAAGTAGGGGCGGCGGCCTTGGGCGCGTTCTTCTGCCAAGTTCATGGCGCCCATGGCAGCTGGGTAGTCCACCAAAATGGCGCTGTGGCCATAGGTCATGCTGCTGACCAATGCGCGGCGGGCGTACTCGTTGATGTTCGAGCCGATGCCGTCGATGTTTTGGCTTAGCTCCAGCCAGTAGGGGTCGCCTTCGATGTGGATGGGCTTGCGCAGGATGGCGCCAGCCGCGGTTTCGATTAGGCGGCTGGTGTAGGGGCTGAGGACGCTGCGGTCTACGCGGGTTTGGTATGCGTCGTCGTCTTCGCGCGGTTCTTGGGGCAGGTATTTCTCGCTCATGTCGCGCAGGTAGTTCGTACCGCGCGTTACTGCTGCCATTACGCTCCAGTCGGCCATCATTGCGATGACTTCGAGGCTGCGAACGAAGGGAGATTCGCTTACTACGGCCCCGACCGGGGGGATATTACCGCTGTAAACCACATTAAACTCCTACTTTGTACCTATTCTGCCACGTTCGTCGATGGTGATTCAGGTAAATAGGGTGTCCGGTGGCTGGTCCTCACGCGGTGCCAGCCTCACCGCAGCCGGACGCTACGGACGCTTGCGATCTCTCGATGAAAGATTGCTCGGTTAGCTTAGCTCTTTTTATACCACGCTGCGCCTGCTCTGTCATACAGGCAGAGAAGACGGAAACACTAGTTGGCCAGTGCCGCCTCGACTTCAGCCTTGCTGTTGAACCCCCAAGCAGCGGCCGCGCCTGCATTCCACTCCTTGCGGATCACGGGCTCGATGTAGCCGTCGTCACCGGGCTCTAATTGCCGATCGTAATCCTCGGGGTAAGCAGCATCATCGAATGTGATCTCATCATTTAGAAGGCTTGTGAGAAGTGCAGTGCGCTCCTCGTTAGCTTCTGTCGCTGCAAAATCAGCTCGGGTGTTGATAATCAACATGGCGCTGCCAGCCCTAAGTGCTTTAGTCCATTCTGCCCATCTCCGTGCCGGATGTGGCCCATCCAAGCAATCTGCGAACAACGCCACCCCTCGTGGTCACCATGCGCTAGCGCCAGCTTGAGGCGGCGGCGTTGGCGGATCATCGACTGCCGCTTCACCAGCTTGAACTTCCGGCGGATGCGAAACCCGCAGAACGTGGCTCCGCGTTCAACCGGCCCCAGACTCCACTTGCCGATGCGTTGATTCATCTCGCCTGCGACGAAGGCGCAGATCAGATCCTTCAGCGCCAAACCGGCAGGCTTTGACGGCACAATGATCATCGCATCATCCATGTAGCGGACGAAGTTGCCGATGCCCTGCTGGGCGATGAAGCGATCCAGCTTGCCGCCCCAGTAGTTGGCGAAGGTCTGACTGGTGAGTGCGCCGATCGGAACACCAGAAGGTTGCACCGACAGCACCTGCTCGATCAACAGCAACGTGCGCCGACAGGAAAACTTCTTTCCTAGGTGGGCCAGCAAAAGATCTTGGGGAATGGTCGGGAAGAACTTGCTGAAGTCCACGTGCAGCACCCACGCATCCGGGTGCTGACGCATCAACTGCTGCATCCGCGTGACGCATCTATGTGTGCCCAGTCCGACTCTGCAGGCAAACACCTGCGGCATCATCGCCGCATCCAGGATCGGCCCGACCACCTGGATCATGGCATGGTGTAGAACCCGGTCACGAAAGCTCTGGCAAGCAATCGTGCGCTTCTTGGGATCAACAATGTCGAATTGCAGCTGCGGGTCAGGCTTCCAGCCACCTTCAATCAACCGCAGTTGCAGGTTTCGCAGGTTGGCAAGCGCATACTCTTTGAAGCGCAGATATGAGCTGCTGTAGGTCTTGCCGCGCCGCGCCTCTGCGTAGGCTGTCAGCAAGTTGTCCCATTGATAAATCTGCTCGTAGAGATTGCGAAACTTTTTACCCATTGGAAGGTGACGGCAGGTTTCGATGGGCTACTCCCTGCCATTGCCACCACTCGGCCCTGAGTTTGCCGAAGCTGGACTTGATGGCTGGCACCTGGTTGGCACCGGCCTGCTGCCCCGGAGAAACAGCAGAGCGTGATGGTGTTTGACAGTGGCCACGGCCACAAAGCGAGACCCAATGTTGTTGTTGGAGTTCCAAGGAGTGTTGTTCCAGTTGGCACAACGTGAACCGGAATTGGATCCGTTGTTCCAGTTGCCTCCCAGGATGAGGGCGCTCCCATCAAGCCCGCTCTAGCTTGCCAGCTTTTTTCTGCTCCTGCAATCGTTTGATCCAACCGCCAAGCATGGCGCCCACTTCGCCCACTAACGCTTGGGCGGTTTCCAGTTGATG